TTAAAATCCAAGTCCGTTATTTGAATATTTGAATTAGCACCTGCCATTTTATCTATTTCTCTCTAAAAGGAGTGTTACTGTTGTTGGTAATGTAGCATTTTCTATGTAAAACGACAAAGAAATGTTATATGCATTTTGGTCTGTTATCGGAGTGACCGTTATAGAATCAATTGTTGCTCTCGGTTCATAATTTTCCACCATCGTCTGTATTTCTCTCTCAATTGCTGTGGATGTGAGTGGAGAAATCATCTCAAACAATAAACCATCTAAATTTGAACCTAAATCTGGATTAAAAGGTCTTTCATAGTTCCTAGTCAACAACAGATTACGGATGGAACGGATGACTGCCTGAGTGTCATAACTGAGAGCAACATCACCCGTCACAGGTTTTTTAGTGAAAGTGTAGTCGATATCAGAGTAGATTTTGCTTAAGTTTGCCATCTTTTATTTAGTTGAGTTATGGTCAAGGAGTACCAAATGCTGTTACATCTGCTCTGGCGACAAAATTGCCTGTTGAATCTAATGAAGCCACTACAAGTCCGTTATAAGTGAAATTTAACTTGGTACCAGATTGTGTTATCGTCCAGAATCCAGAACTGAAACTATTTGCTGAACTTGCTGTCGTTGCCGAGTTGGCTGTGTTGGCTGATATTGGACCACCAGAACCGATTGAAGTTACTCTACCATAAGCATCAACAATCAAACTTGTTGGTGTTGAATATGTTCCAGCAGTTACACCGGTTGGACTTAAACCTGGAGAAGCAGATGAATAACTTGAAGTTGCTGTGGTTGTAGAAGTTGTCGTAGTTGTGGTGGAATTAACTATTGTTGGTACCACAGTTGAGGTTTGTAAGTTATTTTTCAACTTATCGGTACCAATATTCAATGTATTGATTAGATAGTTTGAGTTTACACCTATATTATTAAATTGTGATACCCTGTTATAATCATTTACCAAATACAAAGAATTTAAATAGAAATTGGTATCTCCAGTTCTTCTAGCATTTAATAAATTGTAGGCTGCCTGTACATCCGCCACAATTGTATTCATCGTGGCACTAGAAATATTGGAAACTAGATTACCACTAACTAAATTTATACTTGTGTTAAGTGTGACTAAATCATTTGTTAATAAAGTTATCGTATTTGCAATATCACCACCGATGGCCAAACTGGTGAAGTTACCCAACAAAGGAGTATTATTCTGTACACCATCAATCTGATTTGTTATCGTTAATACTTGTCTACCAATCGTCATTGCAGACTGATAATCAGGTAGAGCGGCTACATTAGATGACGCAGTTACACCAGAGATTCTATTTGTATGGTCTGTAAAACTTGTAATCTCTGTTAATAGTGTGTTGGCATTTGCTTTTACATTATTTGCTGATGAACTGGCATAATTAAAAGTAATCGTTGTTGTATTGGCATTAGCCGATAAACTATTTACCAGAGTTGTTAGTAATGTTAGATTGGCTGAATGTGGATTTTGATAATAACCTGTAACTGCAACATTCACTAAGTCATCTGCTTGCCAAGCTTTGATTGATGGTGATGAGTTTAATAATTGTGCCTGACCCGCAGTAAAAGAGTTTCCATCTCCAAATTTGGTGGAATCAAAAGTATAACCTAATCTGTTAAAAACACCCATTTATTTCTCCATTACATTGGTTGCAGTGGAGGTGTTGTAAGTCCACCCTTACTGTCAATATGTGTATGAATATCATATATGATTCTATCTGCTACCAAAGACCTTACTATGTCAGTTACCATAAGACCTGATACCCAACCTGGAAGTGGATTTAAAGCAACAGGAGAACCAGCACTTACATAACCAGGAGTTACAAAACCTAATGTAGCATAAGATTGTAGGCCTGCTTCTACGTTACCAACAGCAGAAATACTTTGTGTAGAAGCAATACTACCTCCAACATTTAAATTTCCGTTAATGTTTACATCACCTGCGGCTAAATTAATATCACCAGAAGAAGCAATATCTATATCACCATCACCAGTTATTGTTGTGTCACCTGTAATAGTCTGTACCACATCACCTGTAACTTTTTGTGTCAGATTACCAACTACATTCATTACTGAATCACCTTTAATATTTACCACACAGGCACCATTGATGGTGATATTACATTGTCCGTTGATTTGTACATTCTTGTTACCATATATGATTTCGTAACCATCACCATAAATCTTATGTAATTCATCACCGTTTGGTTGCATCTCTAAGAATGTACCTGAGCGGTGTTGTACTCTCACTCTTTCTCTACTTGGTGTGTCATCCATTTCAATTGAATGACCAGATTCGGATTGTTGTACTTGATTGTATGGATAGGTAGGCGGATTATTTACATCCACTATAACTGGTTCTGTCCATGAACTATCTAATGCCATTATATTTTCCTATGATGATTGTGCAGTAACAGTTGTAGTATTACCACTAGCGATATCAGATTTAGAATCTATGACAGCTTGTGCTGCTGCTTGTGCTGCCGCCAAAGACGCTGAGACATCTACCAAAGATGCTTGTGCCGACAAAGCTTGAGATAAAGAAGCTGTAGCCTCAGACAAACATTGAGCAAATATTTTCTGTAATTCAGCAGGTAGGCTGTTTATGTAGGCTATCAATTTTCGTAGATAAGCAATATAAGTTTGATATGCTTTAATTTCATCCGTGATTGCTTTTAATTCTTTTTGTATTAATTTAATTTTTTGTTTCAGAGCTTTGACTGTCGCTTTTGCTTGTTCTACTAATGGATTTGTTCCGTATCCAGCAAACAAAGCCTCAGTCGCCAATCTAAGTTGTTTAACAAATCCCATAACTTTAGATTTTAATACTGCCACATCTTTGTCTAATCCAGCACATATATCACAATTATGTACTCTGTTATTGGCTGCAGCACCTTGTGATGTGTTCGAAACTACACTTCTAGCAATTGGTGGTACAGTAGGTTGACCAACAGTTTCAATCACTACACCCGCAGGTGGTTTTGGTGCAGCCTTTATTTGTTCTGGTGTGCGTGGGTCTTTAAAACCAGCATCACCGCCAGGAGCTGCCTTGAGTCCTGGTATAACACCTGTCATAACAGGAGCCTGTGCCGATACACCGTCAAAGAAATAACCTGTTACAAATTCACCTTCTTTTGGCGGTGCAAATGATTGTGAAGAATTTACCGGTAATATTACTTGAGCCCATGGTAAATCGGCCGTAGGTAAAAGTTTCTTATTGTCTGTATGATGACCAAAGATACGCACACGACACCGACCCATTTTTAAAGGATCCATTCGGTCTTCTACGACACCAACCCACCAATTAAATCCATCTTTACCTATGAAATTATGCATTTACTGCTTCTTTCCATTCAGTCGTATTATTATTAATTTGTGGTAATACAGTTGGTGTACTGTCTTTACAGATTTCAATTACAGTCTGATATGCACCTTGTTGTATAATATGTCTTACTGCTGTCACTAGATATTTACCAGAATATAATTTATCTTTATCTTTTTCTTTTCCTGGTTTCAATGTCAATAAATCAAATTGTATAGTTCTACCAGCAGTTAGACCTGGGTCTCCAGGTATCGTTGCTTTGATTGTTGTAAAATTGGCCAAAGAGATTTGTGCTGTACGATTCGGAACATATGTTTCTAAAAATATATCTTGTGCCACACCGCCTTCGGCACTTTTAATATATGGGACATTTCTTTGACCAGCATTACCAATAGCAACTTTCAACACACCATCATAAGATTCATTTTCTTTTGTACCTAATCTATTTTTCATAGTATCTTGTACACCACCTTTATTCAAAGTTGTGGCTTGATTTTTATATTTGTCGTAATTAAATGTTGTTGTTCTAACTGTTCTAGTCAACGGGTCAATCGATATTAATTTATTGGCAATCGTACCAGAATTAATTTCATTCAATGTATCAAACGGTTTAGTTATCTCATAATTTAACACACCAATAGTTTTTTCTTGGAAACTTTGTCTATCGTTGCCTATATTTTTTGCTTCATATTTGTATGTTGCATATACTGGGTCACTAAACATAGATTGTATTGACCTAAAATTAAAACCATTTTTTGTTTCAAAGAACAACATATCCGCACCAGTAAATTTATATGGTCGACCATAAATTGAAACCCAACTAATTGTTTCTAATGGTTTTAAATTTGGCACAATAAAATCATATACGCCAGTGGTTTGTTCTATCTTATAAATTCTTTTGGATTTTACTTTTAGATTATTCAATAAAACATCTTTGACAATATTTGACACATAATTGCCTTTATAGGATTTACATATCTTTGTTTGTTCGGACAATAACAATTCTTCAGAACAAAAATATAATGTATACATTTCACTATTTTGATTACCACTAGGTTTTCTTGTACTGGATTTATAAATTCTAAAAATTTGGTCGGTACTATTTTTACCATCTTTAACTTTACCAAAATTAATTTCAATAAATTCATTACCGGTTATTCTCATCGATTCAATAAAACCTTGAGCATCCAATACTGTAATATATCCAGAAGTCACAAAGTTATAAATGTCCTCATAATAAGATAACTCAACCATTAATTTTTTAAATTCGATTCTTTGACCACTCGCTGTCAAAAAATTTAAGGTTTTTAATGAAAAATCCTGTGGGTAAACAACACCAGGAGATTCAATCGTATTGAAATTTTGGTTAGCCATAATTAAGCACTCATTAGTTTTTGGTATTCAGTTTCGATTTGATTAACATAAATTGAGTTAAGTAATTTGATATTTCTTTTTGATTCATTCAAACCCAATTCATAATCATATAATGATACCGCATTTGTTTCGACAGTTACCACAACATCACCTGCGGGTAAGTTGTAAGTTTCAGCTGATGATGCTGGTAAAGAATTATAAACATCTTCAGTTATTTGTATTTTCTTTACTGTTGTTGTCATAGTATCGGTATCATATTGTGTAATAATTTTCTCATAGTGGTGTATGATAGCAATTGTTTCAACATTAGGATACTTATTTTGTAAATATTTTTCGAATACTCGATTGTTCATTGGCCAATCCCATTGTGGATCCAACAATTCATTTGACAGCATAACAATCCAATAACGATAAGAATCACCGTAATATTTGTGTGCAACTATTTCTGGTGTATCACCCTCTTGTATGTCATATTGGTAATAATTTAATGGATTCTTTAATAATTGTGGAACTATAGAAACTCTAGCCATAATATTGGTAACAATTTTTGATGTACCAACATCGTCTGTATGTATTACCTTGGGTAGTGTATCAAAGTATTGCATTTTTAATAACCCTTGTCAATTTTAGTTTTGTCAATAAGTTCTATTTCTTTAAAACTCATCGTTACTGTTGTTTGAATTGGTGCACCATCATCATGTGCGGCCCAACCATTAGGTGCATAATTGACATCAATACTTTCAATAACACTTTCTGCCACTCTGCTTATATTTGGATTCTCTTTACCATTAAATAAGAACTTAACATCAAATGTAGAAGGTGGAATAAAAAACATACCAGAAGATGTAATCTCTGGTGCGGAATGAAGTTTAAATAACTTAATAATTTTCTTTACAGTCTCGGCTTCTTCTTTGGTATATGGTGTAAAAGTAAAAGCCATTTGATAGGATCTAAAATCAATACCATCAAACAATAATTGTTGTTGAGGATTAACTGCAAGGCCTTGTGAACTCAATAATAATTTTGCTCCTTCAGATTGAGCAACTGAAGCACCAGCAGAAAGAAGTCTTCCGTACTTATTCAATCTAGTTAAATCAATTTCTTTCTTACGTGGACCTGAACCTAAAGTTATTTTGTCGGCCCCCGACAATCCTTTTGCTGCAGCACCAATCACATCTTTGGCAATTTCATTTAAACTTAACTTACCATATGAAGAATTATAAGTAAAATTAACTGTATCTGGAATATATAATGATATTGTAGCTGCTCCTCTTTTTTTCTTTGGTTGTAAATGTAAATTGATATTGTCGAATGTGGCACCAGCACTTGCAATTTGATTCCTTAAATATTCATAACTATTAGTTACAACATTTTTTTCTTGAAATTGTCTGTCTTTTACCACTTGTTCATAGTGTAAAGCATCTATTTCATTGATAGAAAATTGTACAACATGACCTTTGGTCGCAGAACCTAAATCACTCGGATATTGTAAAAAGTCTTTTTTGTATTTACTACCAAATAATGCACCTAGTGGTCCTTTGACCAAGGCACCAGGTATATTTACACCACCGACAGAAGATGGAATTGAAATTATGGCCATTGGAAATCTCTTATTAATTAATTATACATATATTTATGGCATATTCCGGACTATTCAGACCTAAAAATCCTCAAAAATATGTTGGCGACCCCAACAATATAGTTTATCGTTCTTCATGGGAATGTAGAGTGATGGACTGGCTCGACCGAAATAAAGATATCATATCTTGGGCTTCAGAAGAATTAATCGTACCTTATGTATCTCCGATTGACAACCGTGTACACAGATATTTTCCAGATTTTCTGGTCAAACTTCGTAATAAAGAAGGTAAGTTAAAAACTTTGATGATTGAAGTCAAACCAAAGAAACAAACTCAGCCGCCAGCACAACAAAGACGAGTAACTAAACAATACATTACTGAAGTTACAACTTGGGGTGTCAATCAAGCTAAATGGAAAGCCGCAACTGAGTATTGCCTTGACCGTGGTTGGGAGTTCAAAATTATGACTGAAGAACATCTAGGACTCTAACATAAATAATCTTATGGAATCAAAACTTACAGAACTAACAAAACAACGTTCAGCTGCCGATTTGCAGATGATGTCGAAAGAATCTTTGAAGTGGTTAGCTTCAAGGATTTCTGAGATTAAAAATCCTGGTGTTATACCAAGAGGTATCAGCAAAGAAACGTATAGAAATACCACTCGATTTAAGTTGGGTGGACTTTATTGTTTCTATTACGACCCTAAAGGCAAAGAAACGTTGGACTATTATGACCGCTTCCCAATGGTATTGACGTTGGAAAGATATAACGATGGTTTTTTAGGATTAAACCTTCATTACCTACCATTTCAGTATAGAGTGGCATTTTTGGGTAAGTTATTGAAATTCGCAGTCATGGACGATGCAGGTGAAATCCAAAGGTTACGTGTCACCTACGACATTTTGACCGCCTCCAAGCGTCTTAAAGAGTTTCGGCCATGTCTTAAAAGATATTTAACAAGTCACATACAGTCTAAGATACTTACCATCCAACCTAATGAGTGGGACATTGCTGCTTTATTGCCACTCCAGCAGTTTAGAAAGGCAAAGGCACAAAAGGTGTGGCAAGAGTCATTAGAAGAAATAAGGAAACACTAAATGGCCGGTAACATTAATGACTTTAAGGCAAGTTTTACCAAAGATGTAGCACGAACTAACAGGTTTGATGTGGAAATTCCTGTACCTCTGACACTCATTCCATACGTTTCTTCAGCAAGGAATTTGAGATATCGTTGCGAGACCGCTCAATTTCCAGGTAGAACATTTGCTACGACAGAACAAAAAACATATGGACCGATTGAGAAATATCCATATCTAAACACATATAATGACTTAGACTTGACATTTATAGTTGATGATGATATGAGTCAGAAAGTCTTTTTTGATGCATGGATGAGTTATATCAATCCTTTGTATAATAACAATTACAGATACAAAGGTGATTATGCCACAACTATCGTGGTGAATCAATATAATGTTTCTAATGAGAAAACTTACTCAATTAATTTAGTTGAGGCTTATCCCATTTCCATGAATCAGATGGATTTAAACTGGAACGATGAAGGTTATCATAAACTTTCAGTCACATTTGCTTATACATACTGGCAAAACAATTCTCTACAAGCACTTGGAATGGAACTGGTCGATGCAGGCATCAATGCTGTATCTTCTGCCTTGGGTGGTTTGGATGGTGGTTCTTCTGGTATTGTTGACCAAGCAAAGAATAGTTTAATTAGTAGAATTTAATATGATATAAGGAGTTATTATGGCTTTACCAAAACTTGATGTGCCGACATATGAAATTGAGTTGCCGGTCTCAAAAAAGAAAATCAAATTTAGACCGTTTCTTGTCAAAGAACAAAGAAACTTATTAATGGCGATTGAATCAACCGATTCTGCCACAATACACCAATGTATTTTTGACATACTAAACAACTGTACTATAACAGAAGGTATAGATGTTAATAAATTACCTGTTGTAGATATTGAATATTACTTTATCAATCTCAGAGCCAAGTCAGTCGGTGAGATTGTAGAGTCACGATATCGTTGCAATAACTTTGTTGAAGATAAAGAATGTGGTAATATTATGGAGAAAAATATTGACCTCACTAAAATTGAAGTGAAGTTGCCACAAGGAGTTAATCCTGAAATTCAACTTACCGACAAGATTTCAATTAAACTAAAATATCCAGAATTTGGAATTGTTAAAGATTCTTTAGAATTGGAAGATATTAGTGACCTAACTTTTAATATGATATCACAGTCAATTGAACACATTTTTGATGGTGAACAATTCTATTATGCCCATGAGGCACAACCAGGCGAAATGTTGGCATTTGTAGAAGATATGAACCAAGAACAATTTGAAAAGGTAGAAAAGTTCTTTCAGAATTTACCTAAGTTAAAAGATAAAATTGAACTAACCTGTGGTAAGTGTGGTTTTCACCACACGATTGAGGTGGAAGGTTTAGAAAATTTTTTCGTTTAATATTTCGGCATGACAATTTGAAAAACTATTATAAGACTAACTTTAGTCTTATGCAGCATCATAAGTATAGCTTGACAGAACTTGAGAACATGATGCCTTGGGAAAGAGATATTTACATATCTTTGTTGATTTCGTATATTGAAGAAGAAAATCAGAAGATAAAAGAAAGACAAAGAAAATAGTAAATGGAAGAATCCAAAGATAAACCAGAAAAAAAGATATCACCTTTAACAACAGAAAGTGTTAAGGGTGTTTCTCGCATTGGCACATCATCTGCTGGTGGTGAAAAGATGTCTACCATGGATGAGGCTCTTGGTCAAATCTTCAATACACTAAAGAAGATACAAGAATTTGATAAGTTACAGGATAAAAAACATTTATTAGACTTACAAATATCAAATTTGGAAGAAATTGATAGAAACAAAAAACTTATCAAAGCATTACGTGGTTTACCTAAACGTAAATTAACTTCAAAACAGGAAAAACAGAAAAAAGATTTAGAGGCGAAACCTCAACCACCAGCTCCAACCACACAACCACCAAAAACAACTGGTCAACCAGCAACAACTCAAGCACCACCAAAAACAACTGGTCAACCAGCAACAACTCAAGCACCACCAAAAACAACTGGTCAACCAGCAACAACTCAAGCACCACCAAAAACAACTGGTCAACCAGCAACACAACAGCAAGCTCCAGCAACAACAACTGGTCAACCAGCAACACAACAGCAAGCTCCAGCAACAACAACTCAAGTACCACCAAAAACAACTGGTCAACCAGCAACAACGACACAACCAGCAACAACAACTCAAGTACCACCAAAAACAACTGGTCAACCAGCAACAACGACACAACCAGCAACAACAACGCCGGTTAAACCTCCCGATTTAACACCGTCAACAGCTGTAAAAATTGCAGCTGGTGCCGCTGTTGTTACATCCGCAATCTCAGGTAGGGAAGCATTAGCTAAAAATATTTCAGCACATGAAAGTGGAGAAAAAGGTTATAATGCATATAACAGAGGAGATTACTTCTTAAAACAGAAAAAAACTGAAGGTGCATATCTACAATCACATAATATAGATTTTAGTAAAATGACTATCAGTGATTATTTGAAAAGAACAAATAAAAATTTAAAAGCTGGTGGCTTACTGGATCCATCCGATCCAAATGTTTTATTTGCTGTTGGTAAATATCAACTTATTCCTACAACAATGAAAGCTATGGTTCAAAAATTAAAACTTGATCCAGATAAAACATATTTAACTCCAGAAATACAAGATATGTTGTTTGCTAAAGGTTTAACAACTAAAGGAAATGGCGGTAGAACTGCAGTTGATGAATATATTTCTGGAAAACCAGGAGTAAGTCGTGACGATGCCATACTTGCGTTAGCAATGGAATTTGCATCTGTTGGTGTTCCTTATGATATAAAAGCAAAAAGTTTATTTAAAAATACTTTACCAAATGAGAATTTGAAAAAAGGAGATTCTTTTTGGGGAGGATTAAATAAAGCACATAATCCACCAGAAGCTGTAGGTGATGCTTTGGATTATGACCGAGCTCAAAAATTAAATAAATCTAGTACCACACAATCAGCACCAGCAAATAATACAGGAGTTACAATTAATAATTCCTCTGTAAGTAATAGAGATATGAAAGCTGATGCTAATGCACAACAACAGGCACCAGTTAATGTAAATAATACATACGAAAATAAGTCATCTTCTTCATCTGGAGGTGGTGGAGGGTCCGATGATACGAATCCTTATGAGAGAAAGAAAAATCAATAAATGGCAACTAAAAAAACAACCAAACCAAAAGCATCCGATTTCACGAAGCAAATTGCTACGAGAATGGATGTTGTTTCTTTTGCACGACTATTGGCTCAAACTCTAGGTAATGATAGATGGTTCACAGATGATGTAGTTAACAAAACTTTTAAACAAAGCGGTGCATCAGCCAATAAACTTGCCAAAGACACTTCAAAGGCAACAAAGATACCATTAATTAAATCTGAAGATGATGTATTAGATTCTCTCACAAAAATACACAATCTATTAAAAAATTCATACCAAGATAAACTTAAATCGGTAGAAAAACAAAATCAGTTCAAAGAAGAACACGATATAGAAAAGAAAAAACAAAATGAAGAATTCTTAAAAGCCATAAAAGATTTAAAAGGCGGAAAAGAAAACGTAGAAGAAAAACCTACTGCCGAAAAAGAAGAATCTAATACCAGTATTTTAGGTGATTTACTTGGTGTATTACAAGACATGAAAGATTTATATGATGTTCTAAAGAAAGCAGGACCTTGGTTAGCAACAGTTATGGGTGGGCCAATGGCTTTGGCTGGTGCAATATCTGCAATAATATTGGCACCTTTTGCTTTATCTGCAGGTGAAAAAGCTGAAATAGATAAAGACCCATATAATAAAAAATATGACAATAATGCTTATGCTTTAAGTGTGAGAAGTAAAAAAGAAGGCGGTAATCTTACTGAAGGTCAAGCAGCCGCACAATTACAACAAAAAGCACTCAAACAAATTCCAAGAAATCAAGTAGAAGATTTTGTTAAATCCGATTTAACAGATGCCGAACTGAAGAAAGAATTGGGTAATGATAGAGAAGGATTGAAAAAGTGGTTAACTGATAATCCAAAAAAAGATGCAATGTATCAAGTACCAATGGCAGGTTCACAGACAGCATCTTCTGCACCACCAGCACCTTCTGCACCAGCAACACCACCCGCTAGTACAACACAAACTACAACACCACCATCTTCGGGTGGAACTGGTGAACAATCAGCATCACCAGCACCAGCTGCATCGATGGCTACACCAGCATCTGGTGGAGAAACAAGTACAAGTCAAAAATTCAATGCAGTAAACTCTGAGAATTTGGATATGAAATTGCCACAGGAACCATCCAATAGAGGCACTACAATAACTAATATTCAAAGAAATCAACAAGAAGGTGCTAGTTCTAATCTACCATTACCTGGAGTTAGAAATGATGAACCTACATTCCAACGAATGATATTAAATTCACTAAGAGTTGTTTAACCAATAAAAAACCCCGCCGAAGCGGGGTCTAGCACTTGCATGGGAATTTATTCTTCTTCAGCGAGTTTAGAGAAGTAAGCCAAGTCATCATCATCTTCTGCTACCAATTCAGGTTCTTTAACCTTAGTTGGAGCAGCAAATTCTTTTGCTTTCACTTGTTCAACAGTTGTCTTTGGTGCTTCACCATTTAAACCGAGAACCTTATCAAGGCGTTTCTTCAGGTCATCATATGACTTGAACTCTTTATCACCCACCAGTTCTTGCAGTGAGTGTTCGTTCTTCCAAATCTTTTCTAACTCATCATCATCTTTTGACAATGCTGATGGAGAATCAAATTCAGACTTGTTATAGTTCTGATAGCCTTCAACTTTATGAATCTTCAAATTGAATTTAGCACCTTTCAACTTATCAAATG